ATGCCTGATCCGTTGAACAGAATCAACCCGCTGGAGAGTCTCTTCATTGACATTCTTGAGCTCCTTAAGAGCAGTCATGCGTTCGCGTGCAGGCCGCTTACCAGCTCGCGCAGTCTTGTCCGCAATGGACTCATACGCATCTTGCCACTCTTCAAGCGTAGCGTGGGCAGAATGCGCCTGCTCTTTACCCGGCAGCATTAGCTTAAATTCCCCAACATCTTCACCAGCAGGCGGCTCAACAATCTCACTGTAGTCTGGCATTACCTGTGGCTCTTCAGCCACAGATCCTATTTGTACTACATCTATTTGTTCTTGGTCCTGTGCGAATGCCTGCTCAATGATGGCCGGGTCACTGGTAACCGCTGGGATCTCCACCGTGGCTGGCTTGGTCAGCATGTCCAGTGGATTGCGTGGCGTGATGTCTTTTGTTGGCCGTGGCTTGGCCTCTTCAGGGTAGTCTTGCGCCTCTTCTGCGGTGATCATACCCTTGAGTACGTCTGGGAACGCATCACGCAGGGCAAACCCGCGAGCTCGCATCTGCATCATGCGCTTGGGGTACGCTGACCATGGGCCCTGCTTACCCCACAGCCCAGCTCGTTTGGCATCCTCAACTGAGAACCTAGATGTGACTGGGTTGCGTCCCTTGCGCTTGGCCACACACACGGCCACCGGGTTGGGTGTGCCTTCGTGCTCAAAGTACTCTTCAACATCCTCACACACTGGGCTGGCTTGGACCAGCGCCATGGCAGCATCACCGTAGACCGATGGCTTGCCATTGATCACAGCGATATTCTGCAGTGCCTGCATGGGTGCCAGCCCCATCTCCATACCCCACTGGACACACACTAGGATGTCTTGTGGTTTGCCTTGGTACTGCTTGGGCACCATGTTGCTGCTGGCCAGCATGTCACTGAAGGTCATGGCCTCAGTGAGGGTGGTGGGGGCAAAGCCCCGGTTAGTGGTTAATTGCATTTTTCTCTTCCTCGGTTAAGTAAGTCTTCATTGTTGTAAAAATAAGATCAGCCATTGCGTCAACAAACGCTTCTGCCTCGTGGTCTTGTACGTCTGGCGCACAGATATCTAATAGCCGATCAACTGCACGTTCATACGCGCTTTTAATTGCGGGTCTATTCGGTAAGTTCATGACATCTCTTTGATCGACAGGACCGATTGACGCACAGAGTAGGCATCCTTTGCCGGGACCAAGCGCTCTGCTGCAGCCTTGTAGTTACGCATTGGCCAGCTGATCACGTAGCTGCCAACCCGGCCACGCTCTGCTTGGCCAAGCTCTTCTTTGATCTGCTTCTCTGCCTCTTCAATGTCGGACTCTGCAGCTCGGATGACTGCCTTGCTGGCCAAGATTTTCTCTGCCATATAAGACGTTTCAACGCTAAGCTCAACCTCATCCTTCACCGCGTTTGGGTAGATCCGGTCCAGCTCTTTGCTGCTGGCTGGTGGGTACCAGTCGATCTCTGTGGTTTCGCGGTACTTGTCCAGCTTGGACTCAAACTCTTTGACAGCCTCATAGATTGCAGACTGGGTGCCTTTGTGTGGCGCGTACAAGAAGATGCGGAGCTCGATGCCTTGGTACAGCACGCAGACAGCGCCCCACTTGTGGCCAGTGACCAGCATCTGACCCTGCAGTTGGATGGGGCCGCGTGCAAGGTGAGGGGTATCTTCCGGCATGGTCTTGGTGACCTTGGCCTCAAGCACTCCGGGACCGTCCAACACGATAGAGTCTTGGCCAACCACAAAGATGCCCTTGTCTGGGTCCGAGTAGATCTCTTGGCCAGTGCCGTAGCCCACGCCATCCAGAGAGCACGCAAGCGCAATGTCTGGGTGTTTGTATGCTTGACCAATTTGTGTGTCAAATTCGGCCACTTTAAGGCGTTTGGCAGACTCTATGAGCACGACTGGCTCAAGCGTATTGCCCCAGCCCATGGCCTCGTTGCCAATGTCTGGTCGTTCTTTGCCATCGATGGCGTTGATGCTGAACTGCAGCTCATCGTTTGGTGTGCTGTACTTGCTGTAGCCCATGAGCCCCGGCAACCGGGAAGCACTCATCTCTTTGTCATCGGTTAATTTTCCTGCCATGATTTACTCCTGTGATAAACAATAAACACGCACGATTCTCGCGTGCGCTTCTGGGTGTACGGCCTCGGTGTAACCGATCCGCTTGAACTGCTTGGTGCGGAAGACCGCCCCCAAGACAGATGGGTGGACACCCGGCGGCACCTCGATGATCTGCCGGATGTCATTGATAGATACTTGGCCAGCCTGCTTGGCCACCAACACAGCCAGAGCTCGGCACCGTGCCAAAAACTGGTGGTCTGTGTGCTCAAAGATGTCGAGCTGGCGGTCCCTCATGGCACGGCCCAGCTCTAGGTTTGCTGCTGTCATACGGTTACCCCAAGAAAAGTAGGACCGCAATAAACAGCACAAAGGCTGCAGCTGCGAGGGTCTTTTGGCCAACGGTCTCGTGACGTTCTGGCGTGTAATTTTGACGGTACTTGCTCATAGATCTCCTTTGGTTAACGCCCGGACTGGGCTAAATACACTACAGGTAGTGTTAGTTAATGCGGGACAACAAGTTGGAGACCTGTGTAGGGCCCCAGTTGGTGTTGCCGCGTGGTGTCTGAATGCCGCGTGCTTCAAGAGCAGCTGCAATGTCGCGCATGGTGGTGGCACCAGACTTAGTGATGATCTCGCGCACGATGGGACCAACCCGGCTGGCGTAGTTGTCAGCCTTGGCAATGACTACCTTGGTGCCTGCAACGCTGCCGATCTGTGGGGCTGGGCTGCCAAGTACTTTGCCCTGCAGCTTGAGCTGGGCCAGAGCAGACTTGGTGCGCTCGGAGATCTTGCGTGCTTCCCACTCGGCAAACACGGCCATCATCTGCAAGAAGGTGCGGTCAGCCTCGGGCATGTCGGCACAGACAAAGGGAACGCAGGACTCAAGCAGGCCAGAGATAAAGTGCACGTTACGTGCAAGGCGGTCCAGCTTGGCAATGACTAAGGTGGCCTTGGCCTTCTTGGCGGTGGCCAGAGCTGCAGCCAGCTGCTGGCGGTCATTCTTGCGGCCGGACTCGACTTCAGTGAACTCGGCCACCAGCTCGGCGGCACCGATGTGCTTGGCCACAGCTGCACGCTGGGCATCGAGACCGAGACCTGACTGGCCTTGGCGGTCTGTGGATACACGGTAGTAGGCTACGTATTTGGTTGTCATGTTTAACTCCTTTGGCGTTATCTGCCGTTGAACACGTATGCAGTGTAGCACGGTTTGTATATCGCCTGTCAACTAGGTGTTTTCCCTTGGTTTTCAACTTATTTGCAACAAGCTATATCGGCGTGATATATTCGCAGCCCATGACCACACCTAAACTTAAACCCTTCCTGATGCGCTTACACCCATCTACACGTGAGCTGCTTGACAAGGCAGCTGTAGACCAACGGCGCTCCATCTCATCCTTGATTGACCAATCTGTGCGGGACCAGCTCTCACCCAGATACGGTGGCCTACAGACCCGGCTTGACCGCTTTGTGTCTCGGGTGGTGACCCATGACTAGCACGGTGCTTGCGCTAGATCTTGGCACCACCACTGGCTGGGCCTGCAGGCCACTGGATGGCAACATAGCCCACGGCTGGGCCAGCTTTAAACCCGGCAGGTACGAGGGTGGCGGCATGCGATACCTACGGTTTAAGCAGTGGCTGACTGAGCTCAAAAACACCATGGGTGGCGAGATCAATGCCGTGTACTTTGAAGAGGTCCGCAGGCACGCCAGCACTGATTCGGCTCACGTGTATGGCGGCTTGATGGCCACGCTCACCGCTTGGTGTGAGCACCACAACATTGCTTATCAGGGCGTGCCAGTTGGCACGATTAAGAAGCATGCAACAGGGAAGGGTAACGCTGGCAAAGACCAGATCATCGAGGCCATGCAGCTGCGTGGTCACCCAGTAACCGACGATAACGAGGCAGACGCTCTGGCGCTGCTTCACTGTGCCTTGGAGACACTATGAGCAAGATAAAAATTCAACTAGTTGACGAAGAAGAAACGCCTACCGTGTTTGAACGGTTTTGGGACAATTTAATGACGTTCGCCAAGTGCGTCGGAGTGTTCGCCGCCATCTGTTTTGCGATTGGCTACTTCAGCAACACCAAGGCGCAGACTATGCAGTGCGAGCCAACCAAAACCGTTTTAGCGAAAGGGATTTTTAAATGAACCACTTAAAAAACGTATGGGAGTGGCTCACGAACCATTGGGTCATGCCGACCCCCGCCGAACTCATTGCCGAGGAACTGATACAAGCACAGCGGACTAAGTTGCGCCATCAATCAAGCATGGAGTACCACACCGCCCTTGTCTCTTACAACGTAGCGAGGATTAAACGCCTTGAGGCATTGACAGCCAAGCAGGAGGTGGTGGAATGAAAGAAGCATTTGAAAAGATGACAGGTATGCCTGATGCGTGGACAAACCCTGCGCTGATGGTTTCACGAAACGCTTTCATTCAAGGGTGGGAAGCAGCCTTGGCACAGCCAGCACAGCAAGAGCCTATTGGTTATGCGGTTCCAACTTTTGATTTTGACAATAGCGTCATCAAAAAAGTCCACTACGCAGGAACAGTGCCTCTCTACACCACCCCACCACAGCGAGAATGGGTAGGGCTGGATGAGAAAGATTTTTCGGCAATCAATCAGTCTTGCTTAACCAAACTTCAAGCCGCAACAAGTGCGGAATCCGTACTCAAGGAGAAGAACAATGGATGATGACGATGACATCCAAGTCTACCAACGCCCTTGGGTAGGGTTGACTGAAGATGAAAGGAAAGAGGTGTGGCGGTCTCTTGAAGCGCAAACCCCAACAACATTCGCCCAAGCCATCGAAGCCAAACTCAAGGAGAAGAACACATGATATTTGATGGAGCAGACTACAACCCTGAGCGTGATGATGTGCGACTGACAGGGCAACTACTAAGGATTTGGAATGTTGTAATTGACAGTCGTTGGCATACGTTAAGAGAAATATCTGAAAAAACAGGTGACCCTGAAGCTAGTGTAAGTGCCCAATTACGGCATCTTAGGAAGCCACGCTTTGGTAGTTATACGGTTGAAAGAGAATATATTGACAATGGGTTGTACAAGTACCGCGTACTACCGAAAGAGGAGAACACATGAAACTAGCAGCAGGTAACCCAAACTTCATGCGTGAAAACCGAACAGCCACACTGGGTGCGTTTGCCAAACCCGAAAAGACAACTTACCGCTATGGGCAAAGCGCCGCCTATGTGCCAATAGTACGAACGCCTGACATGGCCCAGCCCCGCACCTTTAACCACATGAAGGATGGCCAGCTCTACACTGGGCCAGATGAGCAGCCAGTCAGACCCGGTGCAATGGATGCCATGGCCATCAAGAGCCGGGGCTACCCAACATGATCATCAGTTACGTCAAGCTGTATAGGGCCGAGGATGGCACCGTGCTTGACACCCAAGAAGCCAACGGTGAGTTCAGGCTGCTCAACCATCGGATCGCCCTGCTCAAGGAAGCGCTGGAGATAGAGATGGATAACGTAGCAGACCTGCGTGAGCTGTTGGCCGAAGTAAGAAGACTTGCATACGATCTCAGTCAAGAGATCTCGAAGGACTGTGAATAAGATGATTTGCCCCACATGCAAGGCTTGGATCCAAGTCTTGGAGACACGCCAGCGCCCAAACAACAGCACCTACAGGCGCTATGAGTGCGCCAACGGCCACAGGTTCACCACCAACGAGCAGGTTATCCTGAAGGTTAACCGTAAGGTTGCCGATGCTAAAGCGTGAGTGGAAGCCATGGTACCCAAAGCACAGAGGACCAGTCGAGCCAGACCGGACCATCTTGGAGATGGCTGTAGCACGCGAGCTGCTGGCCACGTGGGCTGTGATCAAGGACAAGGCGCTGGTAGACAGGCACCTAGCAGCTGTAGACAAGCGCTATGGGGCTGGAGCAGAACAGAGAGTAAGGCAACACATGCGGGAGATCCACAGGAATGAATGCCATGGTTGAACCAGTACATTTTGCGCTGCCAAAGAAGCCGCGCATAGTCGAGAAGGAAGCGCTGCCAGACCAACGCAGGCTGGCCGTGATCCCAATACGTGCCTGCACTGACAGCAAGCTCACGCTGGGCATGATGAGAGCGCTGGTCCTGATCTGCAGCTACGCGAACAGGTCTGGCATCACGTGGGTAAGCCAGAAGGCACTGGCCGAGAAGCTAGGAGTGACCCAGCAGGCCATCAGCAAGCACTTAGTCAAGTTGACCAAGGCCAACTACATTGAGGTGCTCAAGCGGCCTGTGCCGGGTTACTCACACACCACTTGGAGAGTGATATACGACCCATCAGTGAGCGCAGAGGATGCGGTCAGCATCACCAGCGCCATTGAGGACACACGGCCACCTTACATGAAGGAGCAGCAGATGAGAGAGCAGGAAGAGGTAGACAGAGAGGGCCAACGCAGAGTCGCCCAAGCAATTAGCAAAGTACTCAAGCAACAACCAACGAGGACAAACACCATGCCAAAGCATGACGCAACTAGAACAGTCAAGGAGATGAAGCAAGGAGCGCAGAAGAGCAAACCCAAGGGCACTCACGCACAACCTCTGAAGGTTGTATCACAGGCACAACCACAGCCTGTGGATAACTTTCCTCTCGCACAACCAAATGACGTTGGTGGCACAACCATACAAGGTTGTACAGAACGGGGGGAACACAGTATTAAGGAGTTATGTATTAAAGAAGGTTATTTAAATACAAGATATCTAAATACAGTTCTAAACAACTTGGAAGTTGAAAGTCTAATGCGCGAAGGAATTGAAGTTGAGGCTATCGAACAAGGGCTGGAGACTCTGATGCCGCTGTACCAAGGCGAGGGCATCACACCCACATCCGCGACCTTGATGGCAGGGATCAGGCAATTGCAGATGGATGCATCATGATCCGATGCCATTTAAACGCACAGGATGGCACCAACAAGCCACGATCTGGACATGGGTGGTACATGGGTAGCCAACAGACCACAAAGTCTGCTGTAGGCCCTTGTATCAACCGTGTCAAATTGCCATACCAACGTATGGGTTCTGTACAGAGGGGTGTCTGCTTAGAGGCGACCCTACATATAGTAGGAGTGCCAGCATGCAGGGCATCAAGGGTGCGTCCATGGACTGTTCAAAATGCGACCCCTTCCCCCCCGCCCCTTACCGTAGCGTTGGGGGGCCCACTCCAAAATTTTCCCTACTTTTTCAACCTAAACGATAATCAACCTGAAGGAAACTAAGATGACATACGGCAAACCATACGAGATGAGAGCTGGCCAAGGCAGCCTGTTTAAGAACGACAAGAAGACCGATGACCGACACCCCAACCTCAAGGGTAAGGTCATGCTGCCTAACGGTGAGACCCGGTGGATCAGCGCTTGGACCAAGACCACAGCGTCTGGTGACAGGTGGATATCACTGAGCGTTGGTGACCTTGTACAGCAGCAGGGCCAGCCAGCGCCTTCTAGTGGCTACGGCCAGCCATCGTACCCAGCCCCTGTTAGACAGGCCCCTGAACCGTTGGTGTTGTCAGACGATGACATTCCATTCTGATGGCCACTAGACAGCCTAAACCGTCTGCGGTGATCCCTCCCCTGACCAACTGGGGTGGGGTTAGGTCTGTTCAGCGCAGGCTGGACCGCAGCACAACGCTGGTGGCAAACAAGGAGGCGGTGGCTTACGCGCTGCTTTCTATGGCCAACACCAAGCTGACCGACATCATGACTTGGGATGACCAAGGCAACGTGAAGGTCAAGGCCAGCCACGATATACCCGAGCACGCGCTGC